AAATCGGTGATAAGATCATCTGTCAAAGAGTCACTAGATGGACGAGTAACACCATGCTTGCTAAAAATTGCAAGTGCTTTTTTTGCTTTTACCCCATCTTCGCCCATCCATTCACGGAATTCCTTATAAAAGGCTCTTTTATCTACAGGTTCAGCAGTTACATCTAATGCTGCATCCTGTTCCGGTGTTTCTGTTGTAGTTGATTCGTCAGTCGGTGTTTCAACAGGAACAGGTTCCGCTACAGGGTCTTCTACCTGTTCAGCCTTTTCTTCTTTTTTATCTGTTACTAACTTACCTTCAAAATCGGTTACAGGAACATCCTTTTGCGCTGGCTCAACTTCAACAGGTTCAGGCTGTTGTTTTGTATCTACTTTTCCTGCAACTTCAGACGCCGCTACTTCAATATCGATAGTCTCGCCAACTGTTACTGTAGGCGCTTCAACATTAGAGCAATTACCGCAGCACTGATGATTTAATCGTTCGTTCCAATCCGCCACTTGCACTGCTAGATCGTCTAACGTATTGAATTTAATAGTTAAGATATTTTGATTTTCCATGATTATTTCTCCTTTAGAATTTAAACAGTAATTCATCATCAACTAAGCGACCTTCTACAATCTTTGGAATGCCAAGTTCACGAAGTCTTTTGATTACACTGCGACTTTTAGATATATAAATAGTATTTCTTTCGATTTGTGTTGCTGTTGGCGTAAATATATAAGCCTCTGTAGATAACGCTGGTGCTACACAAATTGCTTTATTATCAATATCTATCCCAACTCTAAAATACTCAGGTCCATTTAGTTTTCTATATGCAGCTAGCGAAAGTTTAATGTAACTATTAGTTGTAATAATTGCTACTTTTTGAGCTGCATTTCTTTTACCTTTGTTGTCAGCAAAGAAATCAAAGTCAAATGTATTAATCGTGGGCATCACCTTTTTAGATGTTAATTCCGGCATAGTAACCTCCTTATTTATTAACTAACGCTTTAAGTGTTTCTACTTCCTGGCGAAGTTGTTCGAGTTCACCATTCTTAGCTTGTGGTTCATATTCAGAACCTCTACCGGTACGGAATGCAGCATTAATATTGAATTGAGTTTCACCACCTAAAGTGATGCCGAATCCTAAGCGTACTTTTTCGTTAGGGCTATAGAATGCGCCAAGTGCGATTGCGTTAGCGTTACGGTAATGACCGTAACTGACAGCAAAATTACCTTTATCATTTTTGTTGTATTCAAGGGGGTGTAGACCTGCTAGTGCTGCGGAACTTGCGCCCAACTTATTAACACGTTGGCCAAGATTGTTAAACTTGTTTTTAATGTCATTAGCTAAGCCCAAAGAACGATTTTCTAAAGTTGTGATACGCCCTTCGTGATTATCTGCCACATGTTCAAGGCTTCTAATATCCGCTGTATTAGCAGTTACCTTTTGGCCAAGGGAATTGATAGCAGATGTATTACCATTGATGCGGTTAGTGTTGTTGGCGATTGCAGTAGTATTACCTGCGATAGCTTGCTCATGATCGTTCACCACGTCGCCTAACATGTTTAATCCGATTGCCACATCTTTAATGTTTTGTTTGTTTTTGCTGATTTGTTTAGCGTTAGTTTCGATTTCATCGATAGCCGCATAAAGTTGGCTACCGTTTACAGCGTCTAATGAATCAGCGGAGATTTGACCAGCGCTAACATTCGTGAGTTGGCGGTTGTACTGAGTTACTCCGCCTGCACCAGCGCGGGCTTTAGAACCAAAACTTACTACGCTTGCCGGTTGCTCGCCTGCGAATACGTGGCGAGTACCGTTTATAGTAATGCCGTCAACTCCAACGGCACTATCGGTAACGGAGTTCGTTCCGATTGCCACCGCATTCGCTTGGTCAGCAATCGTGTTGTTACCAAATGCAACAGCATCAATAGCTAAGGATTTGGCATGTGTACCAAATACTAGCGTTCCTTGGGCATTAGCTTCGGAGTTAGAGCCAAACACTAATTGTTCTTTGTCAGCACCGATTTTATTATTGTAGCCAACTACGGCGGACTGGCCACCTGCTACTGTGCCATTGTTAGCGCCAACTGCGACGGAGTTTTCTCCAGTCACATTATTGGAGCGACCAAAGGCTACGGAGCTTTCTCCAGATACGAAGGCCCCATTACCGATAGCCACACTATCATAGGAAGCTGTTCTTGCTTGGTTGCCAATCGCCACAGTGTATTCCACTAGGCTTTCTGCGTGAGAACCAAAGGCGAAGGAATTACGTCCGGATGCTTTTGCATCGTTACCACCGGCAAAGCCATTTTCACCAGTTACAGTATTATTTGTACCGAACGCTAACGCATTATTAGCGTCGATGCTGTTTTGGTACCCAGATACCATTGAGCTATGGGAAGTAGCTGTGATGTTATTGTCCGTGCCTGCCAAAGTATTGTTGTTAGCAGCCATTACATTTACTGCTAAAGATGCGATTGTTGCTGTCATTAATACTGTTTTATTCATTGTTTTAATCTCCTATATTTTGTACAATACAGGTAGAGTGTTATTAGATCATCACTCTACCAAGTCCGCTGAAATTTCTTCTAACTTTTCACCAGCGGACTTTTTCTTTTTCCAATTCGTGGATATCTTCTAACCAATATCCAGCTAAAATCCATAATGTAACACCAAGCATGGTTTGACAAAACCAAGTCCAAAAGTCGATTACATCAAGTTGTAGGCTCCCCATGGCACCAACAGCTAATACAGCTGCGATAATGCGAAGTGCATAAACTAATTTCAACATGTTTACTCTCCTATTCGTGCCTGGCAACGTTTCGCTAGCCAAGCATTAAACGACTCAACGTGGATAAGGCGTTTACCTCCACGTTTACCGATTTTCATGGACGGGAAGTCAAAATCTTGCGCCCATTCTCGGATAACGGCTTGTGGTACGCTAGCAAGCTCCGCAGCTTCCGCTACCGTGATACACATCTTATTCATAATGTCCTCCTAAACGCTAAATGCTAGTCGAACCGTCCATACTAAGATGAATAAACTTATGCTAGAGGATATACCTAATGCTAAAATCCATAAGCATATCGAGCATAATTCATAGAGTGATTCTTTATTCATAGCTACCTCCTATCTAATTTAGGGTTGTAGTAATCGGTTTCCCAAAAGTCGTGACTTTCGTTATCATCGACACACAACGCATAGCAGATACCAACGACTGTCGACATTTGTACTGACATTCCTTTAATAGCTCGGTTTAATGTATCCATCGAGATTTCAGCTTGTTTGATCAGTGCCGTCTTAGTCATGCCTAACTCGTTCATGCGTTCCGTAATGGATTCGCCGAACATTCTGATTACGAATTCTTTCATAACCTATCCTCCGTAACGGTTTAACCGTAATCAACTATAAAAAAATAATGTCGTCATACGCTACACCAAATACTTCTTGTATCTTTTTTATGTGCGGGACATCAGGGTAAGAGCGTTTGCGCTCCCAATTTCCCCAAGTATCAACAGACACTCCAATCGCTTTAGATGCCGTAAGTTGAGACCAGTTTTTTGAAGCCCTTAACATCTTTAATGTATACTTCATAAGCTACCTCCTTTCTCGATACTCACATCTTGTTTACAGTCATCATTCTACTACGGTTTATCCGTAATGTCCATAAACTAAACTTAAACTATCGTAAAATTTCCGTAAAATATTGATTTTGTTACGAAAATATCGTAATATATAGGTATATTAATTAATATATTCCATATTTGAGAGGTTATTATGAGTGATTTAGGTAACAAGGCTATTATGGCCGAGAATATTCAACGACTAATGGATAGTCGCGGAATTGATCGCAATAAAATATGCGCTGATTTAGGGCTAAAGTATACTACGTTTACCGATTGGGTAAAGGGAAATACATACCCTAGAATCGATAAAATTGAGTTATTGGCAAACTATTTTGGCGTTCCTAAATCTGAACTAGTAGAGAAATATACAGACGGCTATTACACTGACCGTGAAGCAGCCGAATTTGCTGAATACCTACGCACACGTCCAGGGGCTCGTATGCTCTTCTCTGCCGCTAAAGATATAAGCAAGGAGGATTTAGAAAAAGCTGTCGAATATATTGAGCTTTTAAAGTTAAAAAACAAATAATACACAAGGGAGAGTGTTATATTGGTTGTAAATTTGATTTACTGCGACTTGCCACATGCCAATGCCGTGTCAGAGGAATGTGAAGATGTAGATACTCATAACATCTACATAAACAAAAACCTCCCTCATGATCGCATGAGAGAGGAAATTAAACATGAATTAATGCATATTATTAATGACGACTTCTATTTAGACCATCATGTTAATCTAGTAGAGCAAATGGTCCGTCGAACATGTATTGATGATACCGAACTGGAGAATATAGATTTCTACCATCATTATGTATCAGTGTTATAAGGGATTATATAAAAGGGAGATTTTAAAATGAAAAAATTGTTAGTATTAGCAGCACTAGTTACCACAATGAGTGTTTCCGTTGCATCCGCAAAAGAGTTTAACGGAGACCGCTGGCAATGGTTCTATTCAAATTCTGACTACACAGGGAAAGTCGATTTGAATACATTGTCTTATGACCCATCTACTGATACTGCTAAAGCGTGGGCTGTATGGATACGAACTACAGGAATTCAAGACTTAATTTCGTATAAGATTCATTTTTCAAATAATTCATTAGATGTATTCGATAGGAATACTTATATAAATGGATCCGATGAAATAAAGAGGAATCAAAATTTCAATGGTCAAAATCATGTTGCTGCACCGGGCATGGGTGATGAAGCACTTATCGCTTCAGTAAAAGGGCTAGTAGGTCGCGATGCTAAATTAACAGACTACAAAAAGCAACAAGCTGCAGAGGCGCAAACACGAGCTGAAGAAAAAGCACAGCTAGAAAAGGCGCAACAGGAATCTAGAATTGCACAGCAAAAAGAAGCAGAACGGAAAGCTAAACATGAACGTAATCGTAGCATCATTAGAGGGATATTTGGGATATAAAACGCATAACTAAGGAGGTTCTAAATGGATCTAAAAAAGCCAGAAAACAAAGGTGCTTTAACATCGAAAATAGCGGAGCTTGCAAATAACATAAGTACGTTTTTAAAAAACATACTAGGCTCAGACCAACACAAGGCGGCCCTACTTTATTATTGGCTACGCAATTATTTGAGATATATAAAACAAGAAGAAACCTTTAATCCGAAATATTTTCCTCAATTTAAACCTGGCGACATAGTTAAAGTTGACTTCGGCTTTGGCATAGGTTCTGAATTTGGTGGTCTGCATTATGCTATAGTACTGGCACCAAGTAATACTAAAAGTAGCGTAGTCACTGTCGTCCCTCTAAGGTCTTTAAAGCCTAATAAAGAGGGCCCTAGTACCTTATATAAATCAGATGTTTATTTGGGGACAGAATTATTTACAGTCCTTCTGAATGAGTCCGGAAAGATGTTGGACAAATGTAGTGACTTCATAAAGGAAGTCGAAAGCACTGACCCAAAAACGATAACAGATGATGATATTAAACGTTTTGAAAAACAGCTAAAGGAGGCTAAAGGACTAATTGCTAAGCACGATATAATTATGAAAGAAGTATCAAGGTTAAATGCAGGCACTGTCGCTATAGTCTCTCAAATCAGGACGGTAAGTAAAATACGCATACAAAACCCTAGATATCCTAAAGATGCGCTTTATAATATGCGAGTAGATAGGCAGGCTACTGATAAAATTCGAGCAGTTATGAAAGACTTATACAATATAAAGTAAAATTGTAATAAACTCCAAAAATTGTTGATTTTTTTTAACATCTATTCTATAATGTAAGAACAAAGGGGTTTAGCCCCAAACTAAAATCATTATAAGCGGTTTAGCCGCAACTAAAGATGAGGTCTTGTTCTTATGGAACAGGACCTCATCTTTTTTGTTTATTATAAGGATTGTAGATATGGCTAAAAAACGAACCGATGGACGCTACCAAGTATCAAAAATGATAAACGGTAAGCGTAAATACTTTTATGGCACCACTAGGAAAGCGGCCATAGAAGCTATGGAAAAATACATAAATACTAATCAATCATGTGCTAATTTCGATGATACTATTTCATTAAACACCTGGATTAATATATGGTTACAACTAAAAGAAAAGACCATAACCCCTGCCACCTATCAAAGTTATACTGGTATTATCAATCGTTACATAAGAGATAAAATCGGCTGCGTAAAGTTAGCTGAAATTAAACCTAATACATTACGGTATGTTTTTGAATCAATGGATGGATTATCATCAAGGACTATATCCTACACCATGACAATTCTAGGCTCCATATTAGAGCAGGCGGTAAAAGATGACATCATCCCTAAGAACTATATGAAAAACATAGACCGACCAAAACAGGTTAAAGTTCGACATATGGTAACGTTATCTGCAGATGAGGTCAAAAGCTTCCTATCTAATATATCTAACGTAGAGCATCATGCACTCTTTAAATTAGCATTTGCAACCGGCATGCGACGATCTGAATTATTAGGCTTAAGATGGTCGGATATCGATTTCAAGAAATCAACTATATCCATTTCACAAACGGCCCTCAAAATCGGATCTACTGCAGTAATATCCAATACAACTAAAACCACATCTTCAAAACGGATAATTGCCATTGATACGGAAACACTCCAGGAGCTTATGAAGCATAAAACAGTCATAGACAAGCGCAGAATTAAAACCATGAACTGGATTAATAATAACCTTGTATTTCCTGGAGTAAAGGGCGGTCCTCGATGTCCTGATGAAGTCAGCAAGTTATGTAAGAAATACGCCAATTTAATCGGTAAGCCATCTTTTACCATGCATGGTACTAGACATACCCACGCCACTCTTCTCATTGAAAATGGGGCCAATATGAAAGCCATACAGGAACGGCTAGGGCATGCTTCATTCCAAGAAACGATGGATACTTACTCACATGTGACACCTAAAATGGAAGATGACATCGTAGAACGTATTTCTAAAATATTCTGATGTCAAAATGATGTCAAACCACGCAAGATTTTATGATGTCAAACAAAAATAAGG